AAGTATTTTTCTAACCACTTAAAGAGTGCTTTCATCAGTCTCTCTTAATTGGTATTTTACACTTCTTTTCAGAAGCTGTTAAATTCTGTCCTTTTTTATGTATCCAAATATAACTCCAAGCTTCCTCATTACACTTCTTTCCGAATGTAGAAATCTCAGGGTCATTTAGTGGTTCTGGTAAATACGAGCATGATGCTAAGAACAATGCTAGAATTAAAACTATTCTCATGTAGGTTGTCCTTTTTTCTGGGGTACTTCTATGCAGATGCTATACCCTGATACGTATTTATCACTTCTTGTTACTTGTTCTTTAACTGATGCTACATATGCTTGGCAAGATTCTAATGAACTAAACGGAAAGTTTACCATTGGAAAATTAACCCACATTGGAATACTTTGAAAACTCCACGCTATGACTATTACTGGAATCCACATTATTATTCTGCTTTCTTAGGAATACAGTATGCTTTAACATATATCTTATCCCCTGCAACTCGTTGATGACTATTCTGGTTTTGTACCTTAACAGAGTATTCTATACATACATCCAAATCGTTAAAGTACACTTCTTCTTGTATGTCTGTTCCTAGTAGTATAACTATAAGTACCCAGATCATATTTTAAGAAGGGCAAGTTGCCTTGCCCCCCTTTAGATAGTGTTCCTAAGTACCAGTTGTAACACTAGCAGTTTGTGTAGGACCAGTGCCAATATCACAAAGTATGGCAATAACTCTAAATCTACCTGCTGTTACTCCTGCACCCAAAGCTTTAACTTGAATCATATCAGCGGCAATAACAGTGTTAATACCTGCTGCTTTCATGTTAAATTGTATGATGTTGTCGGCATTACCATCACCACCATCTACAAAGGCATCAATGTCGGTACTAAGTCCAACATCATAGGTCAACCCTGACCCACCTGCTTCTAAAACATCCAAACATCCCCCGATAACCATTGTGTTATCAGGAACGTCAATCATCATAACCTGATCGTTTGCTGAAAGATTTTGGTCAGCAGCGTCAAAGATTCTTGATTGAACCATGTAAGGTCGAGGAACATTTCCGGGATGTCCAACAGTTCCACCACCGGGTATAGTATGATTATAATCAGTCATGTGTTAGTCCTCCCTACGCATAGTCTATAACAGCACGAACAAGTGCTTCTTGTCTAAGAACCTTACGTCCGAAAACGTGTAGTCCTCTAACAATATCGCTAAAAGATTCAGTAGATCTAACTACCTCAGTCTTAGCAATATGTGAAGCTGTCGCAGTGGAAGACATATGACCTGCAAGCACGATATGCTCAGATGAGTCAGTAGCTAATGTAGCTGCCGCATCTGTAAGTGTTACTTGGTCTGTTCCACCTGTACTGTTTAGTACGGTTGATTTATAACAACGAAAACCTGCAAGAGTACCTCTCATTGCTAACCCATTCCTTAACGGAGAAGAATCATCTCCAGTTACTTGAACTTCAGCGATTTTGTTGCCAGCCTGAAATGCTTTTTCGTAGAATTTCGGTGGAGCAACAAACCATCTGTTCTCTTCAGGAACGTTCTGGTCGTCTAGGTGACGAGCCATAGTTAACATCATGTTAATACCATTGTCATCAGTTTCGACATTAATTGGTGCACCAGCAGTACCTAACCCTGTTGCATCAGTAGTTGTCAGGGTTGTACCTGATACTGCTGAACCACCAATACCTGCAGCGTCAGAAATTTGCTGTAAGATATTGTAGTCATACTTTCTTTTCAGAGAGTATGCACCAGAGGAAGTTGATAATGCTTCCCAGTTAATGTGAGACTGACGTTCTTCGATGTCGTCTATTTTAAACGCAAATGCGTTTGCTTGGTCAACAACCAAAGTGATTTGATCGTCAGCCAAGTCTTGGGGATTAACCACAGAGCCACGTTGGTACGCTGACACTGTGATTGTAGGTTCTTTGATAATATTAACCGTATCTCCATAGTTCTCAATTTCCCCTGCATAATCGGTATTCGTTATGTCTTCTGCAACCGATGCTCTGCGAAAAAATTTAAGGACCTTTTGACTGAAGATAGACGGTGTAAAATTACCACTAGGCAGGTTAGCGTAACCTGCTGATGTAGTAAAAGCCATAAGACTTTCTCCTTCTACTTAGTTAAGGTTAATGTTACAGCGAAAGGTCTAGTCTTCCTTCTGAACGTGCCTTGTCAATTTCCTTTTCATATTTTTCAAATTCCCAAGGTTTTAACCGTTCAATTTCCGATGCTTTCCAAACTTTTTCATTCCCACCCTTTGAAGATATTTCTCTAGGTGTTGGAGAACTAACAGATGATGCTGCATCAGCTTTCTTATTGAGTCGTGTACCTTTAGACCCAGTATCAGCTTTATACAAATCTACAACTCTCGATGCCCATTTAGCATCTGTATTGTTGTTATAGATTCCGTTTGAAATTGATTCAGGCTGCTGTTCTAACCATGCTAAAAACTTTTCATCTGCTTTTAACGTATCAAAATCAGGCTGTAGTCTTAAAAGTTCTTCATAAGATTTTTGCTTTTGTAATCTTTTTTCATTACCTTTAAGAGATTCTACCTCTTCTTTTAATGCGGCAATTTTAACTTCTGCATTAGATGCTGAAATTTGTTCAACAGCTTCATACATATCTGGATATTTATCTTTAAAGTCAGCCATATTTGATGTAAATTGAGCAGGAATATCTGGTTGGGGTACAGCTTGTGCTTTTTTAACCCCCTCTTTCCACTCTGCAACTTTTATATCATAGTGACGTTTTAAATCATCGTATCGTTTCTTGTAATCAACTTCTTCCTTTTTGGTAGCAAAACTTTCAGATTCTTTTTGCTGAGTAGCTGTCTCATCAACAGGGTCAGCACCTTTTTCTTCAGGTTGTTCTACCACATCATCATCATCTTTATCTAAATCCTTACTATATTGAGAATTTTTATAAAGATTATCATTATTAATTGTTCCAAAGGAATCGTTAGGTTTGTTGGCTCTCGCCCCTTTCACTTTCTTATTTGCCATTATTTTTCTCCCTATTGCAGTGCCACATGGCTTATGGGTGGCTGCTACGGTTATGCAGGGCTATCAGTTATTTGATAGGTAGCTGCGTATCAAGAATTAAATTGGTAATTCTTGCATCTCGTTTTGAAACTTGGCTGCAGAAATAGCATTACGCTTTTCTGGGGAAGCTAAACTAAATTCCTGTACAGGTTGTTGTTGTTCCATAGGTTGACCTTGCATTGGACTTTCTTCCACACGTTCTGCAACTTCTCCCTTGCCAGCTTCATTAATCTGTTCTAATAATTCTATTCCACCTTCAACAAAAGGTATAAGTTCTCTAGGAACTATAAACTCTCCTTCAGAAACAAATATATCTACCATTTGTTCTGGTTCAGTGGTTGGTGGTATATCCACAATTCTAGCACCTTCTTGCTCTGCTCGTTGCAAAGCTTCAGACATTAATTGTATTAAGTTATCTACTCCTACTATCTCTACTGCAGGAGCATTAATTACAAAGTCACCTTCTTCTGCCTGTGTAGCTTCTGTGTCAGCAACACTCTGGGCATCCGTAACTTGATCAGGAGTTTTACCATTAACAAACCCCATTTCCTGCATGTTAATCTCTCCACCATCCTGATAGCCATAGTATCCTGATTGGACTGCTCCACCCTGATTAAATCCGTATCCTCTTCTTATACTATAATCCATAGTGGATTTATCTCTTGCTGTTTCAACTGCTTTAAGGTCGCTAGTTACTTTAGTTCCAGCACCTGCCTGTCTATTTGGTTCTTCTTTTTTTTGAGTATTAAATAAATCAACCGTACTTAATTGATTCTCTATATTTTGAACCTTGTTCTGGATAGTATCATCTAGAGCGATTGCTCCCTTTCCTATTTTTTGTCCTACATCTGTACTAAATACTGTTTCTGCTCCTTTTTTTACACCTGCATCAAACTTCTGTGAAGCCGTAGTCATAGCACCCTGTATTGTGTTTAATATGTTACGTGGTGTTTCTGATAAAGCAGTCAGAGTATCTCCAATTTTGGTAAAAGTTGCATCAAATTTTGTTCCAAAAGAAGACGTACCTTCAGTTGTACCTTTGGCATCCGTAGCTATTGCTTTTCCTGTCAGTTCAAGCAATGCCTGTGAAAAAGTTTTTGATCCAGATCGTGCAGTTTCCATAGCTTTAACCATTACATCAACATCTACACCTAAATCTTTAGCCATTGCCCATGATTCTGAACCTTCTCCCCCTAGACCCTTCAATGTAGTCTTAGTGTACCCAAACGAACTGCCAAAATTAGCGTAAACGTAATACCCATCTTCTGTTATTCCAGCCATTCCATTAGCATTGGATACAGCCCCTCGATTATCTTCATTTTTGCCGTCAAGTCTAAACCCACTAGGATCAAGTCCTTTGCCTAATGCTTCTATCGTTTTAAATGAATTGTGAGCATTTGGACCAAAGTTATGCAATCCACCATCATAATGCCACTTGGTAGGATTTCTTGAAATCTGTTGAGTGCCAAAATTAGCGTAAAATCCTGTGGAATTACTTTTATGGAAATTTTTGGTTGCATTTAATGCATCACTAGAATCAAAATCTCCAAAATATTGATGCCCATGTATTACTTCATTACCCTTTTGTAATGCGTTATCTGCTTCCGTAAATTTTGCTTCAGTTAATGCATAATTATCCCAATGTGATTTCATTAAAGCATGACTTAAAATGGGTGTATTCATACCTACAGGTTTACCTGAAGGAGTTTCGCCTGTTTTTTTTCCACCTAATCCCAGAGCAGTCAAGGCTAAACCTGCATAACCACCCATTAGTGAGCCAGCAGTTCCCTGTGACAAACTTGACGATCCTGATCTATCGCCTAGATTATGTTGTTTCATCATATCGTCAAAGTCTTTGTATTTTGACTTTGATTTTGCAAATCCTGTACGACCCATATTAGAAAAGTTTGTAAGTTTATTTGACTTGAATAAATTCTGGGATTCTAAACCCGGTGGTACATAGTTTGCATCTCTTCCTGCTTTAATATAGTCTACTGTAGGAGCATTAGTCACCGTAGGTGTAAATTTCATTTCTGTGCCACCAAAACTTACTGACTGATCAAAATAATCAAAAGGTCCTTTATTTGCTGTATATTGATCTGCAGATACAGTGTTATCTTTTGGGTCAGCCATTTTTCACTACTTCCTTATGATTATGTTTCAGTTTGAGGAGTGTTTCCAGTAAAGCCAGCTTCCCCTGCAGTTGGCGTAGCTCCGACTCCGATTGAGCCACCATCATTCCCTGCACCACTAGCCCCTTTAGTTCCATTAGGTACTCCTCCAGACCCTCCCATATTTTGGGATTGTTTATTAGGGGGGCTACCAGTTTCGCTTGCTTGCTGTTGAGCATTTTGTAATCCTTGTAATATTTGAGCGTATACTTGTGCTTCATTAATGTCATTAACCATCTTATCTGGATCAATGTCTTGAGATATTGCTAATTCTTTTATTAAGTTAGGTAATTTAATGAATGGTGCTAACATTGGGTTGGCAACTGTTTGTAACAACGCTGTCAGACGCTGTGAACGTATTTCTTTTTGCATGACTCCTGTAGAACCACTTGGTTTAATCTCTAAATCACCTATAATTTCTGGTGCTTTATCATTAAATTGCATATTCCACTGGAAATATGATTCACCAATCGGTTTTAACAGATAATCATCAATATTCTTGATTACAGTCTTAATTGACAGGGATGCCCCACCTAATAGCATTGATAGACCTGCAGCAGTACGACCTGTACCACTTACACCTGTCTGACCGTGCATAATGGATGGTAATCCTGTCTCTTCATCAGCGAGTTGCCGACTAATCTGGTACATCTGTAGGTTTTCACCTGCTGTGTTAGGGAATTTTAAGCCGTTGATAGCTGTTCCTGTAACTCCAGATTGTCTTCTAAATATCTTACCGGGAAATATATCCATATTTTGTCCGGGAACAAGACTTGCTTCGTCTACATCAAACACCAGATTACCTGCTAATGCCAAGTTGTCAATCGCCATTCTAACATGACCATTCATTAACATCTGAGCATCTTCCATATTTTCTGCTACACCAATACCCCATAGTTGATAGGGGTTGACTTCATATGGAAAAGCATGATAAGGTATTCGTGCAGGAGTAAACGGATTAAGTACACAACGCAGTATACATTCTCCACAAACCCAAGCGTTAATCTGTACTTGATCAAGATCAGATAATTCATGAGATATGTCTAGACCAACTTCCCTTGCAAAATGGGCATCTAATACACCCCAGTATTCCAGCACTTCAAATCGATTTTCAGATGTATTCGGCTGTGTCTCATCATCACGAATCGTATCTTCATAATACTTATCTTCGTAATTTGGTCCTCTGGATATACATTCTTGAATCATTGCAGCATCAAAGTAAGGCTTGTTGATTAATCCTCTTAATTGCTGTCGTGTCATTCTATGACGTTGAATAACATATTCGCAGTCATTTATATTTGTTGCTGCAGGATCAGGATGAAAATCCCATATCGATACGTATTCTAATTTTGGAACAGTTTTTTCATATGGGTCGTATTTCCGACCTTCTTCTCCACCTGTCCATTTATGAACACGTTTATAATGATTAAATGGTCCTTTAATAACCCCTGTACCTAACATAGCCGCTTCAAAAACAGCGTTTCTAAATACAGTGCTGGCATTTGTATCCAGTAATTGATCATGGATTACTTTTTCTAGTTTTAAAGCAGATTTTTGAGCAGGACTTACTTGAGGTTCGCCCATTTTTGACGGACCTTTCTTTAAAGGTAAATCCTTATACATTGCTCCTAATTCTTCTGGATTGCTTGCTCCTGCAGGTATTTCTCTACCATCTCCCTCAAAACCATATGGGTCAACCACCTGATCTAAAGGAGTTTCCATGTGGGCAAATTCTGCAATTCCTTCTGGAACTGGAGTGGATTCAACCACAATAGGAAACTTTTTATTGCTGAACAATATATCGACAAGTTGCCCATATGCTGCAAGAACTTTTGTCTTGGTAATCTTTATGAATACTTTAGACTTTTCGGAATCCCTGTATTGAGTAGACGAATCATAGATTCCTCTAAAGTTCTTGAATGATTGTAGCCATTTCCGTTCATGGGATAATCTCCCATTTTCAGATTGCTTAAACAACCCAGTAATATGTCCTGCAAGTCCGGGCATTTGTTCTTCAGGTGCAGCAACGGATACAGGTGTATCGTCAGCAGGTTCTAGAAAATTATCATCAGCCATGAGTTACTTTCGTGTAATTAGTAGTCTTTCTGATTAGCCATAGACCACAAAGAAGATTGTACAGTTGTTTTAGACTGTTTCTTCGGATAACCTTCAATTAAAGTCGCATTAGGTCGATTAATTTCAGTAGAGAAATCTTTCTTTTCTCTAGTCAAATTAGTCTCAGGATGGTCGTTTACTGAAGTTTTG